CATAATGATCGTTATCATCTCGCGTCTCCCGGGAACTCCCTCACCCTCAGATCCGCCGGCGTCTCGCGCCCGTCGCCCATGCGCTTGAAGAAGAACGGAACTCCCGCCGCCTTGCACTGGTCGCGGAGATCTCGCGCCCACTCGACGTTCATCATGCGCGCGCCGGGGCCGGTCTCGCCGCCGCAGATGACCCAGTCGATACCCCATCCTTCGGATTCGGCGAGTCGTCCCGACCTGTAGACCGCGCGCTCGATGTCTACGGGTCCCACCATCGGTTCGACGCTGACGAAGCGGACCGCCGCCGGAATCTGGAGCAGAACCGGAATCCGCGCGTCAGCGGCCCGCTGATTTTCCGCCGTCACCCCGAGCCAGACATTGGACAGGGGCCATGGTGATTCGGGCACCAGTCTCTCCGCCAATTCAGGGCGCTTGCGGAAGTTGAGCGCATCCTCCATCCACCATCTCGTCGGGAATCGTCGCGTCGCGTCGACAATCCAGTCCTCCATCCTCTTCGCCCGTTTCGTCAGCACGAGAAATGTATGTTGCGCGGCGAGCTTCATGATCCCAAACACGGCGCCGATTTCGGCGTCCTTTACATCCTCGTGGAAGAGGTCTCCCATCGAGCACACGAACACGCGGCGCGGCTTCCGCCAGCGCAGCGGCTCGTCGAGCCTGTCGGGATGGAACGTCGGGCGGAACGGTTCATCGGCCGGATAGCCGTAGCGCCCCGCGAGCCGGGTCGCCATCGGCCGCGCGTAGCAGTGGTCGCAGCCCGCGCTCACCGCTGAGCAGCCCGTCAGCGGATTCCACGTCTCGTCAGCCCACTCTATCTTGGTCCCCATTCCGTCCTCCAGAGTTCTCGCCACGAAACCTCACGAACGCTCACGAACCTGAGTCTGAATCCTTTCGTGCCTTTCGTGCCTTTTCGTGGCTATCTCTCATCTCCTCGTCATTCTTGCCTGTGACCATCTTCCTCTCCCTCCTGTCTTGATTAGGGGGCGACAGCGCCCAGGGATGCCGGGGCCAGACCCTGTTCGCGTGCTAATGTTTGGGTCATTCCGGCTCACATAGCGCCGTCGCCCCCCACATCGTTACCCCTTGACGACCGTCACTTGCCCGCTCGCCTGCGCGCCCACGAGCGTCTGACGAAGATCGGCGAACAGATCCGGTTGCTGGGGACTGATCGTCACAGTCACGGCCATGCCGATCATGTCCCGCAACCGCTCGCACAAGTCGAAGCAGCCCTCATCGCTGCTGCTGATCTTGATCATCGCCTGCTTCGTCACGGCGATGATGTGGCCTCCATCCTTGACGGCGCGATACCCCAGCGTCGGGATCTCTACCATGCCCTGAAACTGTTCGGTTGTTCCGATCGTCGTGCTCCTTTCGCTTGATATTGGGGGGCGGCGTGGTAGCTCAGGACCCCTAGAGCCCCGGCAAGCCGGGGGACGCAGGTTGGAAGCCTGCCCCCGCCGCCCCCCCCACCGCTCCGTTCTACTCCCCGAACGGATCGCCGGAGCCTCCATTCTCCTCCGGCGCCCCGTAGATGGCCTCCTCCGAAGCCGCCTTCACGCCGCTACTCATGGCTGCGAGGTAGTCCTGTATCTGCGCGGCCAGCGCCTGGTAGAACGCGGTGCTGACGATCTGGCCTTCGTCGAAGACCGGCACATAGTAAGCGCCGAATGGCCCGCGCTCATGTGAGCTGTGCAGGGCCGTGGTTGTGTAGAAGAAGCCCAGCTTCTTCCTCTTCAGCCTACCCAGGTATGCTTGCACCGGGCGCAACCCCTTGCCGTGGAAGTTCACCACGAAGGCGTCCCCCAGGTCGGGGGTCGTGACGAGCAGGTTCAGGCCCTCGCCGCAGCGAGGCCTCCGGCAACCGGCTTCGCGCTCCTCAGTCGTCGGCCACCTGCTCTCCGAGCACTCAGCGCATACGACGGCGAACCGCTGCGGCACGTCCTCGCGGCTGTAGATCCCGTCGTCGCTCTTGCACAACGCCAGGTCGCCTTCGGCGTACTTGTCGGGCCACCGTATCCTGGCCCGCTTGACCGCGATGATGAGCAGTTCGGCCGGCAGCGCCATGTCGGGCCGTCCATCGTTGAACCTCAGGCCTCCCAGCACCTCCCCACTGTCTCCGCTTCCGCGCTGACGTATGCGGGCGAACGGGATGATCGGCGACACATCATCCATGCTACTCTGGATCGCGGCCTCCGTCTCCGGCTCCAGCGTGGTGGTCACGCGTCGGAGAGCGGCGAGCGCGTCTTGGTCATGCAGCGCCAGCCCCGTTTCCGGTTCGGATCTTCTACTCGTCGTACCCATTTTCATCTCCAAGTGTCGCGCCCAGCAATGCGGCGAGCAGCCGTGCTGAGGCGCGTGCGTTCCTGCTCTGCTCCAACAGTTCGTTGCGGTCGGCCTCCGCTGAGGACAGCGCGGCCTCCGCTGCAAGCAGGCCGTTTCGGGCCGCCTGCCATTCGGGGTCATGGAGGGCGAGGGAGCGGAAGATGTTCTCCCGCTGCGCCTCGTTCCTGCCCTCGGTTGCTTGGGCGCGAAGCTGAGGCTCCACCTCCCAGCCCAGGCGTTCCTTGGCTTCGCGTACGCGCGAGGCCAGGTCGGTCATGCGTTCCTGCCGGTCGCGAATATCGCGATGGATGCTCGCGAGCGTGTCGAGCGTTCTTGCCGCTTGACTGTGGCAGTCAGTGAGAGTCATGCGATACCTCCCCGGCGGCCTTCGTCGCTGTCCGAGAGCACCTTCGTTTTCCGGTCGTCATCAATGAAGGCCATCCCATCAGGCAATTCCATCCCCGTTACTACTATCGCGTGGTGTCTGTCGTATCCCATCCTCTCCATCCCCTCCTCGTGATAGTCGGCCCGGGGCAGGGCCAATTGGGATTAGGGTGAACCCCGCCCCGGGCTTGCCCGGCCCGTCGGCGTGCTGTGCCCCTGCAAAGAGTTGCAGCACGCCTCGGGGCACAGGCCTATACCGTTTCCAGAGTGATCTCGGCCCACTGGCGCAGGGTTTCTCGGGCGTCCTCCATCTCGCCTGACTCACGCAGGGCCGCGATATGTTCACCCGGTTTTATACTCTCCTCGAAACTCGGGTGGTCAATCAGCATAACTAGGCGACTCAGGACTTCTCTCGGCGATCGGCATATTACCTTTCCCATCATGCGCTCCTTTCGGCCGGCCCGCTCATTTCCTCGTAGGCCGGGTCGCCATAGGAGGCGTCGGCCGCCTCCCGCCGCTCCTCACACTGGGCGCACTCGCAGGTGGCGGGGTGACGGGAGGGGCCCAGTCCAGCGGCCCGCAGGTGCGTGTTCCAGTCGTCGCTGACTACGACGCACACCATCTCTTCGGCGTCGTTGACATATTCCTGGATTCGGTGTAGCCTGTTCATCGCAACGTCTCCTTTGGGGTTCTTCGCAACAGGCCCGATTCACGCCGGGCCTGTTGCGTTAGTCGGCCAGCCTCGCGCTGACCACGTCATCAAAGTCCACATCCCAGTCGATGCCACCTGCGGTGGCCAGCGCATCAGCCTTCTCTTCCGCCTCCGCCTCCGAAACTGCCTCGACGCTGATCTCTGCTCTCGCTGTTCCACGAAGCACTACCAAATACGTGGGCGGCTGCGCTAGCACTCGCAGGGCGGCTATCTGCTCTGGATCACCAAAGACGAGGGGAGACTGGAGGGCTTCGGGCAGGGCTTTAGCCATCTCCTCTACCTCCACACGAACGGCCCAAGCGCCTTCTGCAGCCGTTCCCACGCCCCGCCGTAGGCCAGCAGGAGGGCGAAGACGGCCGCGCACGCCAAGAACAGCAGCGTGGTAGGCAGCCAGGATACCAGCTTGTCCGGCTCCGGCCGCATCTTCGCCTCCATCTCCTCAGTCCAGTGTGGGGGAGGCTCAAAGGCCATCCCCCGCTTACGCCAGTGTCTCACGGTTCCACCTCCTCACCTGCGGCGGCGCGGCCGGCCTTCACGAGCGCCTTCAGTTTGGCCGCGCCCTTCTTGCCGATGCGCTCGTAGAATTCGCGGCCGTGCTTGGCTAGGGTGACGTTCCCGCCTTTCTCGCCTCGGGCCTTAGCGCCTTGCAGTCCGTGCCGCTCGCTGGTTGTCTGACCTCCCTTGCGGCCGGCCTCGCGACAGGTCATATCTTTTTTCTGTTCGTCTGGCATATCCTTACCTCTCTTTCCAGTCGACCCCAGCATACCACACCAAGGCAGAGGTGTCAAGACCCCTGTTCGCTCGAAGCGTTTCGTCATGGCTTGGGCTCCTTGGGTAGCCCATCCTCATCGGCCTGCTGCCGCATCTCGGTGATCTTGGCCAGCAGCGCGTCAGCCCGCTGCTGAAGGTCGGCCACCTGGCGGCTCAGGGCCTGCGCTTTCCGCACCTCCCCGCTCCTCACGCCGCCCTTGGCCCCTATCGTCGCCAGGTAGCCTGGCCCATGCCGGTCACGCGTGGCCTGGCCTCCCTTGCGGCCGCTATCAGCCTTGGTGGTCTTGGTATTTTGCATCATCATTTGTACCTTGTCAGCAAGGTGTGAGCCAACGAATCGGGCTTCCGTTCGGGCTGGCACTTGGGATGGGCCGCGCACAGAGTGGCCGGATCCCTCACGTAGTAGTCTCCAACAACGATTGGCTGTTTGCATACATAGCACGTCATCGGCTGTTGAGCAGGCCTTGGGATCATCGTGAAGCCTCGTCAGGTGGAAAAGCTGCTGGTACTTCGATTAACTTGTCCTCAGCCTGCGCTGCCCGGAATGCCTCGCCTCGCGACGAATACCACTTGCCGTCGCCGAAGTCGTAGTAACGATTGCGCCAGGCTTCCTTGCATTCGTACCAGTACCGCTTGCCTGTACTCTTTTCGGTTCCTATGAAAGTCAACACTTTGGTTCCCATCGTCTTCCCTCGTTTTCAGCACCCCCTGGCCTGGCCCGAAGGGCGCTCCGTTGGGCACGTCAACAGGCCAGGGGGTTCGTGTTGGCAGCCTTCCATAGTCTGTGTAGTTCGCTGCACGCGTCCTCGCGTAATCCACCTTCGGGATGGTGGCCGCGCATAGCGTCGAATCGCCAGTATCGGTGAATCGTCCAGTACCAGTATTCAATCCACTGCTGTGTTCCCATCGTCTTTTCTCCCTCGTGTTTGGTGGGGGCCCGGGCCGTCACCCGGGCCCCCTGTTGCTTCTTGCGTGACTCACAGCATGGGCCAGGGCACTTCGCGCCGCTTGTCCATGCTGTGACTGACTCCAACCCAGTACTGGATCGCCGCGTCAATCGCCGCGTATTCAGTGTAATGAGCTGAGCTGGTGTCTATGACCGACTCGAGCTCCAGTAGGTATTCGTGCGCCTCCGAACACGCGTGCAGCACCTCAAAGGCCTGGTAGACGCGCCTCCGCTGCTGATGCTTCCGTTGAACAGCACGCACGAAGTGCTGTTGCTCCTCCTCCTGCGTTCTCACCTTCGCCATCGTCTCCGTCCGTCTGTAGTTATCCCGCGACCTGCCTCCTCCCAGGCAGGTTTCGGCCTTCCGGCCTCCTCAGGCGGGATGTTTAGGCTTCGGCAAGGCATGGTCTAGGTCACCTCTCGTGTCCCCGTAAACCGCCAGACGGTATGCGAGTGATAGACCACTGTGCATCGCAGCCGCCCATATGCGGTCTTCGCTGGTCACAGTACTGTCACGCAAGGCGATGGCGTAGGCTTCACTTGCACGGTCGCGGGCCCCTCGGATCAAGTCTCGAATCTCCCCGTTGCTCATCGTCTTTTCTCCCTCGTGTTTGCTGGGGCCCCGGCGAACCGGGGCCCCCGGTCGATCCCTCAGTCCAGGTGGGCCTCCCGCGTGAGCCGCTCCACCTCTTCCATCGCCTTGTCACACATCCTCTGGCATGGCCTCTCTGGTGCATACTGCAGCTTGTATCCCCACTTGTCCAGCCACTCCGCCGCTCGTGTGTCTCGGGTCCTCATCAGACTCACCTTCGCCACCGTCTTCGTCTCCCTTGGGGGCTTCCGCCCCTGTGCTCTCTTACCCTCCTATTATACCCTGTTTAGCGAGTAAGTCAACCCCCTGAGTCAACTTTTTTGTTTATGCCGTCGTAAACGTTGCGCTTAGTCCCCCTCCTAGCTGGACAAGCCCTCCCCCCTCCTGCTAGACTCGCGTCACTATGCCACGCGATACCGATGGACTTACCCCCCGACAAGCACGCTTCGTGCAGGAGTATCTCGCGGATCCTGAACTCAACGCGTCCAGGGCGTATGTCGCGGCGGGGTATAAGGCCGCCTCAAGCCAGATAGCCGTGGCGAACGCGTCGCGGCTGATAGTCAGCGATAGCGTCGCGCGCGTGATAGCTCTGGCGCAGGAAAAGCGGGCAGCCCGGGTGCAGTTGGCGGCCGATGATGTGCTGCGTGGCCTACTCCGTGAGACTGAGCAGGAGGGGGATAAGGTGGCGACGGCGAGGGTGCGCGCGTGGGAGCTCCTCGGCAAGCACCTTGGCATGTTCGTGGACCGCACGTCGTTGGAGGGGCCGGAAGGTGGGCCGATGGCGTTCGTGCTGATGGGAGGGGCCAGGCAGGAGCAGGAGGCGCTGCCGGAAGGGGATGTGACAGATGAAACGTGAGGGCGAGGACGCGCGAGCCGGAGGCGAGTGCCGGTGGAGGGGGTGAGGGGGAACCACCGAAAGGTGCCCCCTTCCCTCCGGAGGTAGTTAACGTGCATACGAACGGGCAGGCATACAAGCCATGATAACGGCGATCTGGCGGGACTGGCCGGTACGGGACTACACGGTCCGCGGTTACACCTATCCGTGTGTCTGGATCGGCCGCAAGAAGCACCATCTGAGTGCCATCGAGCGGCGGGAGATTGTCACCGCGAAGCGTGCCGCATACTCTTCTTCGACGCCTTCCGATAGGCCGTGGGGACTAGAAGCGCTCATGGAGGCCTATGCCCAGTCCTTCTCCCCTGAGGTCAGGTGGGCATGTCGTATGCAGGTGTGGGAGTGGGCCAAGGAGCAACAGAAGCGGCATGGTGGTCAGTTATGGCAGCAGTTCGGTACACTTTTGCTGGCCGCCGCTGCTATCATAGCCAGGTGGGATGAGGGAGAGCAGGAGTCGGACTGCCCTTTCGGGTTCAACGTCGAGTTGCAGAGACTGGTAGACGACGAATGGGAGTGGAGGCATGGCCAAGGAGCGTGAGGAGGTCGAGAGTCTGATCTGCGCCATGGACGAGCAGGATGTTGAGGCATTGGCGACGATGCTGGCCGTCCACGACGCCGGAGGAGACGTGTACCAGTTCCGACGTGAGGCTCTAGCTGCAGGCGTGGTCGGCGAGCGGGCAGTAGTCGCGCGCTGGCAGGAACGTGTGCCTGGCCGACTGCTGGACGCCTGTCGTAGGACTCTGGCCGAGGTGCGAAGGGTGCGCGCATGAGCGCCTGTGACTTCATCATCCTCGTCTTCCTGGCCTTGGTGATCGTTGGCTGGTGGATGGAGGATCGCGCCTAATGCCCACTGCCCTCGCTACCCGCGCCCGCGCACCCGTCCCCTTCGAGGAGTTCGTCCACTTCACGGCTCGGCAGATGGAGGCTGAGCGGGCCTCCCAAGGCCACCGGCATACGCTATTTGGCGGCAGTGCAGGAGGGGGAAAATCGTATTACCTCCGCTGGAGCCTCATCCACGCCCTCCTGTACTATGCCGCCACCTACAAGCTCACTGGCGTGCGCGTGGGCCTCTTCTGTGAGGACTACCCCTCGCTCCATGATCGGCAGATTTCCAAGATCGAGGCCGAGCTGCCTGTCTGGCTCGGCCGCTACCACTCGACGGCGAAGGAGCTTCGCCTGCATGCTCGCTACGGCGCAGGCGTCCTCTGCTATCGCTCACTCAACGAGCCGTCCCAGTTCCGCTCCGCTGAGTTCGCGCAGATGGCGTTCGATGAGTCCACGACGTGCCTTCCGTCCCAGGACACATACGACTTCCTCATCACGCGCCTGCGCTGGCCCGGCATCCCCGACACCGACTGGCGCATGAAGTCGGCCACGAACCCCGGTGGGCCTGGTCACCTCTGGATTAAGCGGCGGTGGATCGACCGGCAGTTCGAGGGGCTGGAGCGCCCCGAAGAGTATGCCTTCGTGCCGGCGCGCGTCAGCGATAACCCGTATCTGCCTCCCGGCTACGCCGACTCCCTGGCTGCGCTGCCGGAGGAGTTGCGGCGCGCCTACCTGGATGGCGACTGGAACGTCTTCCTTGGGCAGATCTTCGGCGAGTGGAGGCATGACATTCACGTTCTTGCGCCGTTCGAGATACCGCTGTCGTGGCCGCGCTACCGCTCGATCGACTACGGGTACGCTGCACCTTCGGCTGTCTACTGGATAGCCGAGGGGCCGGGCAGGCACTACTACGTTTACCGGGAGCTGTACCAGGCGGGCTTGGGGCCGCTGGAGTTGGCGCAGACGATCAGGGCCATGTCGCCTGCGGAGGAGGGCGTGGCCTACACAGTGGCTGACCCGTCGCTGTTTGCGCACAACGAGCAGACGGGCATCAGCAACGCGATGGTGCTGCAGGCCAACGGCGTGCCCTGCGTGCCGGGTGATAACCACCGCGTCCCGGGCTGGCGGCAGTTGCACGACTACCTGGAGGTGTACGAGGAGCCTGTGGGCGGCGAGATGGCGCCGACGGCCCACTTGCAGGTGTTCTCGGGATGTGCTAACCTGATCAGGACGCTGCCTGCGCTGCCATACTCCAAGACGCGCACGGAGGACGCCGACACGGACGCGGAGGATCATTCCTGCGACTCGATCCGGTACCTTGTCCAGAGTCGGCCACCGGTGGACACCTGGCGCAAGCCGATGGCGCCCGAGCCCGAGCCGCCTGGTGACAGCAGGAAGGTGAAGGACATCCAAGAGGTGCACAGAATGATGATGGGGAGGAGGGTGAAGCGATGACACCTGACCCCTGGCAAATGGCCTTCTACGTCGTGCTGGCGCTGCTGACGGCGCGCGAAGTTCAGCACTGGCTGGCGGAGCGGAACTGGCGGTACGTTGAGCGGTGCCTGCTGGACCGCGTACAGGCGGGTACGCTGAGGGACTATGCCGTGGTGAGGCCGGAGAAGCGCGAGAAGGAGGCGGAGAAGGTGCGTTATATGCCTTCGGGGATGCAGCAGGCCACTCCTCGACCAGCCGCCCCTGACCTATCGGCGGCGCGGAGCATCGTGGGGGAGTTGACGGAGTAAGTTGGCATGAGACTACCATTCTTCGGCGAATCCGACGCGCGTTCTGAAGACGAGAAGGCGCTGGCGCACAAGATGGAAGAGCTCTACTCCATCGCGGACGGGGTACGTCGGGGATTTGAGACGGAATGGTACAGCAACATCCTGTACTTGCAGGGGAGGATGACGAACGACGCCCTTGCTGGTGACTTACGGATGTTCTCGCGGGTGATTCCCCAATTGTCCGAGGCTTTGAGCGAGCCGTGCATCAACAACCAGGTGTACCCGCTGGTGAGGGCGGCCAGTACGGGGTTCAGGGACTTCGCTGCGCGCCATAAGGCGTTGCCTGCCACGGAGGATGAGGACGACAAGGCGGCGGCGGAACTGGCGACGGACTTCTTGCAGTGGAGGCTGACGGAGGACAAAGAGAAGACCGTTCGATTCAACGAAGTGCTTTGGCTGTTGGTGACGGGCCGGGTGTTGCGGAAGGTGTGGTGGGATCCCGAGGCGGAGGGGACGACGCCCAACGGCAGGAGGTGGGGAGTTGGGGACATCAAGACGGACTTCCTGAACGTCTGGCAGTTCCACCAATCGCCGTGGGTGGACTCGGGGGGTCAGATTCCCTGGATCATCGAAAGCGACGTGCGGGACATAGATGAGATCAACGACCTGTTCCCCGGGCATGACGTGAAGGAGGAGGAGTTCGCGCAGGTCGTCTGGTACCGAGATCAGCTCCTCACTTCTTCGATGGGAGGGGTGACGGCGACATCGAAGCGAAACCGTGCGGCTATCCTCAAGCAGTTCTACCACCGGCCTACCCCGAAGTACCCGCAGGGGCGGTATATCGTGTGGGCCAATCAGAAGGTGCTTTCTGACGAGCAGCCTCTGCCCGATGGTGAGTTCCCGTTCGTTCCGATAGACTGGTTCACCATTCCCGGCATCGTCTACCCCATGTCCTTCGTGTCACCCCTCAAGCAGTTGCAGAAGGAGGGGCACACGACGCTCAACCAGTGGATCGAATTGAAGAACCGGCAGGTTAGGGGGGACATAGCGATCCGAGGGGGCGACGTACCAAGCCAGGAGGTGCTGGAGGACGGCCGCAAGGTTCTGCGGATGGACATGATGACACAAGAGTTCGAGTTCGTGAAGTACGACCTGGACCCGAGGCAGGCCATTGAACTCGTGGGGTACATGTGGGAGCAGATGAAGAGTGCGGCGGGGGTACATGAGCCGTCCTTGGGAGAGACGAGCGGAGGGACACCGACCGCTTTCCACATCGCGACGCTCAAGGAGGCCGACCAGAGCGGGATAGGGATGTTCAGGAGCGGGATCGATTACCAACGGTCTCTGATAGAAAGGCTAAAGATCATTCTAGGCCGTTCGCATTACAAAGTGGCCAGGATGCTGCGAGTGGTGGGGCGGAAGGAGCAGGTCAAGACAGCGGCCTTCTTCGGCAGTGACCTGCGGGGGACGGAGGACGTCATAGCGGTGCCGGTTCCGTGGGTGAGCCAGGCTCAGAAGATGCAGATGCAAGCTGAGGCTGGGGCGGCGGGGCTGTACGGAGAATATGAGACCACTGGGGACATGTATGCCAAGTTGACAGTCCTGCGGCAGTCTGGTATACCTGAAGTCGAGGATGAGGTAGACGATATCTGTGCGCGCATGGGGTTGACGTGGGAGGACTTAGGGGAGATCGTAGGGAAGATGCGGTACGAGCGGGCGCAGACCGAGATGGTAGCTATACTGGCGGCGAAGATGCAGGCGGTGGCGACGATAGCGATGATTCAGCAGGGGCCTCAGGCCTCTTCGCCGGCGATGGGGCCGGGTGCGGAGGGCCAACCAACACAGCAACAGGTGGCGGCATAATGGCAAAGGGAATGATGGGCAAGACGCACCGGATGACTGATGGGAAGATGATGACTGAGGGCCAGATGCGGCGCGAGATGGGGAAGGGCAAGGCGGGGTCGAAGGCTCGGCCGATGAAGAAGGGAAAGTACGCTAAGGGCAAGCGAGGCTGAAGATGCCCAAGGCCACGAGCAAGGCCCAGCAGCGCAAGTTCTGGGCGATGGCGGGCAGGGGCAAGATCACAGAGGCCCAGGCTCGCGCGCACTCCAAAGAGGGCAAGGCTTACAAGCGGTTGCCGGAGCGCAAGAGGTCGAAGAAGAAGCGATAGTACGCAATCATAGGTGAATAAGCAGGCCTGAGAGAGGCGGCCGGCCAGTCGCTCCGTCTTAGGGTGGGTAGCCCATATCCGTGCACGGGCGGATATGGGCTTTCTCTTTGGCCTGCTTACATTTCGGGGAGGCAGCCCCGTTACCCCTGCCACATCGGGTTAGCGCCACGTTAGCGCGCGTGAGGTGAAAGATGCCGGAACAGGTACAGAGCGCAGTAGCGCCAGAGACAACGCCGAGTGCGGGGCAGACGGCACCCGAGGCCACGGGTGCGTCACCGGAGCAGCCAGGCCAGGCGACTCCACAAGACCCTATCGCGACCATCGCTTTGGACAGGCACACCAAGGAGGTCGCGCGACACATCGGCACGATCAAGGGCCTGCAGGCGAAGGTGAAGGACTTGGAGGGCAAGCAACAGCAGTCCCCCGAGGCCGAGGAACCCCCGCCTACACGCCGAGACAGTCGGGGACGTTACGAGGCGAACGACGATGATGGGACTGACGAGGAGGGCCTTGTGACTTACGAGGGCCTACGCGTCACCCCGGAGTATCGCCGTTCGGCCCAGCAGCGTGAGGCCCGGCTGGAGCGCCTGGAGCAGTCCATCATAGGCCGCGAGAGGCGCGAGGCAGAGGCTGAACAGCAGGCGGAGTTCCGGCAGGCGAACGAGCAGTTGAACCAGGCCGTGAGCATGGCAGTCGCCGACGTGCACAAGGCC